CGTCGATGGGGATCGGTCGTCCAGCCGGTACCGCAGTTCACACGGCGGGACGTCAGCCCGACTTGATCTTGTTAGGATCGTTCGGACGAGAGGGTAGATCATGGTCGTGCTCAACGTGACGGTCCTGACGTTCGCGCTCGCTTGGCCGACCCGCTGGCGCGTCGTCCGCGCGATCGACGGCGGCGCTCGCGGGCTAGCGCGGTTCCTGTGGCTACTACCGCAACGGCCGCGACTACGCCGCGAGCGCATCGAGCGCGAAGAGCTCGCCGTCGAGAACTACTGGGACCACGTGCACCAGGTCGTCCGGGACGAAAAGCCGCAGCAGTTCGTCGCGGCGTGGAACGCCAACCGTCGCGCGACCCGTGCACTGTCGCTGCGCCGCACGAGACTGGACTGATCAATGACACAAGTGATTCCGCCGCAGCCCTCACCTGAGACGTGGAACTTTAACATCGTGCCCATGAGTGACGGAACGAACGTGGTGTGCATCGGGATCTCGGGTGTCAGCGGAACTCACGTCTCGTTCATGCAACCGGATCAGGCCGACGGGCTGGCCGAGGAGATCAAGAAGATCGCGCGTCAGGCACGCTCGGGTCTCATCACACCTCCGCCGAACTGGACACCGCCCACACACCCCAACGGCCTGGCAAGTACCTAGGCTTCTACACGCGTGAGTCACCGCGAGTTCGCTACACTACACGCAGAGGGAATCACTGACCTAGGAGCTGCGGTGGCGGTCGACGACAGCACCGCGGCGCAGCGCCTCCGTGAAGTGCTGGCGCAGAACATCCAACTCGAGATGACCACTCCGAGGTGGATGCCGCTGCCGCACCAGGTGCCGCCTAGAGGTACCGACTGGCTGGGCTGGCTGCTACTCGCCGGTCGCGGCGCGGGTAAGACCGCCGCGTGCTCGCGCTTCGTCGTCGATCACGTGCACGGGCCACCGTGCATGCCGGGTGAGGTCCCGCACTGGATGGGCATCATCGCACCGACGCTCGGCGACGCGGCGACCGCATGCTTCTCGGGACCCGCGGGCATTCGCACGATGGACCCGCAGGCCAACATGGTCTCGAAGGTCGGTGGCCTGCTGGTGCAGTGGCCCAACGGGTCGCAGGCCAAGATGTTCGGCGCGCGCGAACCGGACGACATCGAGCGACTGCGCGCCGGCGGAAACACCTGCCTGGTCTGGCTCGAGGAACTCGCCGCCTGGCGCTACATGGAGGACGCCTGGGATCAGATGCGGTTTGGCCTGCGCATCGGACCTCACCCTCGCTGGATCGGCAGCACGACGCCCAAGCCACGACCGCTGATCAAGAAGCTCTCGAAGGGTGAGTTCCGCGACGTCGTCCTGACGCACGCGACCACCGACGACAACCCGCACCTTCCGCAGCACATCCGCGACGCGCTCGAGGAGGCGTACTCGGGTACCGCACTCGGGTCGCAGGAGCTGCTGGGTCGCCTCGTCGAGCAGGACGAGAACGCGCTGTGGACGCGCGAGCTGATCGAGCTCAACCGGCTCAAGGAGTCGCCCGAGCTTAAGAAGATCGAGGTCGGAGTCGACCCGTCCGGCGGCGCGGGCGAGCAGGGCATCGTCGTCGTGGGCTACAACCTCGTGCCGGACCTCAAGAAACTGCTTAAGCACGGCTACACACTGGACGACCGCACTGTGCACCTGCACCCCGAGGGTTGGGGGCGCGCCGCGGTGCAGGCCGCGGTCGACTGGGACGCCGACGCGATCGTTGTGGAGATCAACTTTGGTGGCGACATGGCGGTGTCGACGATCATCACCGCCGAAGAGCAGATGGGCATTCACATCCCAGTGAAGACGGTCCGCGCGTCGCGAGGCAAGGTCCCGCGCGCCCAGCCCGTCGCGTCGATGCAAGTGCAAGGACGCTGGCACAACGTCGGGAACTTCCCCGAGCTGGAAGATCAGCAGTGCACGTGGACGCTCGACGCGGACTACTCGCCCGACCGCATCGACGCGATGGTCTGGCCCGCGTGGCACATGAAGCTCGTGTCCACGATCTTGAAGACCGTGGGTTCGTTCGGAGGTAGTGAGATGGCACGGAGGAAGATCGGGTGAACGGCTGGGCGTGGTTGGGAATCGGGATCGGCGTAGGCGCCGGTCTGACGTTCGTCGCCGGTGTCATCTGGTTCTATCACACGTTTAAGGACATGTGGCCGGGATGATCGCCTACGGCTGCTGCGTCGGGTGGTGGCACGAGTTCCGCGACTACGTGCTGCCGTGGCTGGGTGAGGAGACCGTCTACGGAGACGGCGACACGTCGCAGCCGCAGCGACCGTGCATGACGCTGTCTGGGCAGACGTCGATCGCACGCGCCTACAACGACATACTTGACACCTACCGCTACCACGACGACGACCTTGAGGCGTTGATCTTGCTGCACACGGACCTGGAGATCTTGGACGCGGACGCCGAGGTGAAGATCCTCGATGCGCTGGCCGAACCCGACGTGGGAATCGTCGGTGTGGCGGGTGGCGGTGGGCAGCGAGGTACGTGCTGGTGGGAGTGCGACCCGATCGGGCACCAGCTGATCGACACCGGGATGATTGACTTCGGACGACGTGCCGGCGACGTTGACGTTCTCGAAGGATCGCTGCTGGCGTTCTCGCCGCGTGCTCTCGACTCGCACATCCTGCTGCAGTTCGACGAGACCATGCCGGGCTTTCACGGGTACGACGAGATCTGCCTGCAGGCCCGTGACATTGGTCTGAGGTGCGTCGTGATCGACGTGGACACGCATCATCACACTAGGGGTGGGTTCAAGGGACAGCAGTCGTCGGCCGACTGGCAGGCCGCGAACCAACTCTCGATCCAGAAGTGGGTAACGCATGACTGAGCGGCGGCAGTGCGGGGCGTGCGGTGGCGGTACTCTCAAGGTCTTTCTCGATCTTGGGAAGACGCCACTTGCGAACTCGTTCCCGGCGTACGAGACGGAGGCCGAGACGTGGTACCCGCTGCGCCTAGGTCGCTGCCTCAACTGTGGGCTCGTTCAGATGATGGAGATCATCAGCGACGCAGAGATCTACGGCGACGACTACGGGTTCTTCTCGGGTGGGTCGCAGGCGCAGCGCGAGTATCATCAGGCCGGTGCCGAGCTACTACTCGATCGGTTTGGTAAGCCCTCGTTCACCGTCGAGGTCGCGTGTAACGACGGCAGTCTCTTACAGCACTTCGTGAACCAAGACTGTTCCGCGCTGGGGGTCGACCCGGCGCTACCCGCCGACCTCGCGATCAAGAACGGCCTACCCGTGCTGCGCGCGGCGTTCACGGCCGAGCTGGCGCGTGAGATCCGCGAGGAGCGCGGACCCGCCGATTTGGTCATCGCGTACAACTCACTCGCTCACGTGGGTAACATCTCGGACGTGCTTACTGGCGTCTGGGAGCTGCTCGACACCGACGGCTTCGCGGTCGTGGAGGTGCAGTACCTACCGGATCTCTTGGCCGGGAACATGTACGACCAGGTGTATCACGAGCACCGGTACTTTTACAGCCTCACCAGCTTCGCGCACGTCGCCACGTTGCACGGACTCAACGTCGTGGACGCCGAGCTGATCGAACTTCAAGGTGGCGGAATGCGCGTCACACTCTCTCGGCGACAGAACGTCAGCCCGTCCCAGCGCGCGCACCTGATCTTTACGTCCGAGCGGTGGCTGAACCTCGACTGCATGTACGACGGCGTGCAGGGTCGCATCGACCGCGCGCGCGATCACCTGCTGACGATATTCACCAACGAGCGTAAGCTCGGACGCGAGGTGGTGGGCTACTCGGCCGCGGCCAAGGCGACCACGATCTTGAACTACTGCGGGTTCACGCGTAAGATGCTGCCGTGCGTCATCGACACGACGCCCTACAAGCAGGGACGGTTCGTTCCCGGCGTGAAGATCCCGATCGTCGCGCCGGAACCTGTCGGCGACACCCGACTGCTGCTGGCACCCAACTACCTGGCTCACGTCTTACGTGCAGATCGTGAGTTCATCGATCGAGGAGGCAAGTGGCTCGTGCCCATACCGACTCCGGTGCTCATCTGATGCGCGTCCTGCTGACCGGCGCGTCCGGGTTCCTCGGCGCTCACGTTCTCAAGTACCTGCTGCGTGAGACCGACTGGGAGATCGTCTGTCCGGTGACGTTCAAGCACAAGGGCGTACCCGAGCGCATCACGTGGGCGAGTAGCTGGCGACCGGTGATCCAGACCGAAGATCAGCTCTACCCAATCCGAGAAGCGTTCAACCGCGTAAAGATCGTTCAATGCGACCTCGCATCGCCAATCAACGACACGACGGCTCGGGTCTTTGGCGACATCGATGCGATCTTGAACCTCGCGTCGGACACTCACCCGCCGCGCTCGGTCGAGCACCCGGTCGAGTTCGTCCAGAACAACGTGAACCTCACGCTGTACCTGCTCGAGTACGCGCGGCTCGTGAAGCCGACGGCGTTCGTGCAGCTCTCGACCGACTCGGTGTACGGGCCCGCGCCGTCGGGCACGCACAGGGAGTGGGACCCAATCGTTCCGAACAACCCGTACTCTGCGAGCAAGGCCTGCCAGGAGGCGCTGGTGACCGCGTACTGGCGCTCTTATCACGTTCCCGGCGTGATCGTGTCGACCATGAACCCGATGGGCGAGACTCAAGATCTCGAGAAGTTCATACCCATGACGATCCGCAAGATCATGCTGGGTGAGACCGTGCTGATCCACGGCAACGGCACCGACGTCGGATGCCGCACGTACATCTACGCGGACGACGTCGCGGACGCGCTGCTGTACGTACTTCGTGAGCTGCCTGTAAGTCGCTACGGCTTCGGAGTGACTCGACCCGATCGGTGGAACGTCGCCGGCACGCGTGAGCTGGACAACCTCGAGGTGGCGCGGGGACTCGCCGACGCACTTGAGATTAAGCTCAACCACGTCCTCGTCGTGAAGGATCATCCTGAGCACGGGCATCGGTACGCACTCGACGGCTCAAAGCTGGCGGCAGCCGGGTGGAGGCCGAGGATCGACGTTCGTGACTCGCTGATCAGCACGGCGCAGTGGACCGCCGCCAACCCGCTGTGGGTGGGACTGTGAAGTTGAACCTAGGATGCGCGCGCTGGTACGCGCAGGGTTGGGTGAACGTCGATCACGCGGGTTCACCGTACCGCAAGGACGTCGAGTTCGATCTTAGGGATCCGCTGCCGTGGACGCTGTGTAGCGTCGCGTCGGTGTACGCGGGGCACGTGCTCGAACACTTGGCTTACGACGAGGCGAGGTCTTTGCTGACGCGTTTACTGCCGTGCATGGTTCCCGGCGGCGAGATCATGGTCGTGGGACCCGACGTGCAGGTCGCCGAGGCGCTCGTCGCGTCGGGTATGTTCGACTCGACGTATCACACTCTCGAGGTGATCAAGAAGGGTGGTTGCGCGTACGACGGCGACGAGCACCTCTGGGAGTGCACCGTCGGGAAGGTGCTGAAGTTGCTGAGAGACTCGGGTTGGGTTGAAATTGAGGACGTGGGCATCGAGAACGTGTCAGAGTTCTGGCCCGTCGCGGACCGAAAGCCGCCGTGGCAGTGCGCCGTGAACGCGGTGGCGCCATGATCGAGACGTGGGCGGTCGTCTGCTCGAAGGGTCGACCCGACGTGCTGCACAAGTGTCTCGCCTCGATCGCACCGCAAGTCACGGCGATCGTCTTCGTGGACAACAACGATCAGCCCGAGCCGGTCAGCGTGCTTACGTACGACCGCATGATCTACAACTCGTGGATGCCTGGGTTTCCACCGAACCTCTCGAAGCTGATCAACAACGGGCTTCACCTCGTCGACGGACACGCGCGACGGCCCGAGTGGAACGTCGTGCTGCTCAACGACGACGTGACCGTGCCGCCGGGTTGGGTCGAATCGCTCGCCGGGCCACTGCGCGCCGGACCCGCCGCGCTCGCGTACACCGACCGCATCGGTCGCGGCGAGCAAGTGCTGATGACCGCACCGCCTGGCAACCCGCAAGAGTCGATGACGGGCTGGGCGTGTATGCTGCGTGGTGAGCTGGGAATCCGCTGGGACGAGACGTTACAGTGGTGGTATGGCGACAACGACTTGGATCTTCGCTGTCGCCTCGAGCACGGCGGGGTGCTCGCGGTGCCGGGTGAGATACCCTTTCACTCGCATCCTTCGAGCCAGACGTTCGCGTCAGTGGAGCTGTCGCAGCAGGCGCACCGCGACGGCGTGACATTCGCCGAGAAGTGGACCGGCAAGATCTAGGAGGTCGTCATGACATCGATCGACGACGCCGCTCGACTGCGCGCACTTGCCGATCACCTCGACCCGGCCACGGTGGCCGCCGAGCTGGCGCCGCCGCTGCCGACGCCGGACGACCTGCGTGAGATCGCCGCGCACATCGAGCGCATCCACGTCGGCGGCGACCCAGACGCGGCCGCCAACCAGCCGCCGCCCGAGGGTCCGTGACCGTCTACCTCGGCGACTTCTCCAACCACGACCGCACCCGGCACGGCGGTCCGATACCGTTCACTGCGATCCGTGGCGACGGCTACGTGGGCGCGCTTCACAAGCTGTCCGAGGGCGCGTCCACCGACAAGTTCGTCGCCGAGTCTTCACCCAACATGCGCGACGCGGGCTTCCCAGTCGCCGGCGTGTATCACGTGCTCTGGCCCGCGCAGTCTGGGCAGGCCGCCTACGTGTGGGGCGAACTCAACCGACTGCTGCCGTGGCTGATCAACCACCCGTGTCCGGTGATGATGTGTGACGCCGAGATCTTCCAGGAGTTCACGCCGTTTCGCGCGCCGACCGTCGCCGAGATCCACACGTTCTGCGACGAGTTCCGCGCGCTCTCGGGTTGGACGATCTCACAGCTGCCGATCTACGGACCTGAGTGGGTCTACGGCGACGCGGTGAAGCAGTTCCGCTACCCGTGGGTGTCGTCCAAGTACGTCACCGCGTGCGGTCCGTACAGGACGACTTACCCAGGTGACACCAGCACGAAGTGGAACGGTCCTGTCGTGCCGCTGTGGCTGCAGTACACGTCGTGTGCCACTGTGAACGGACTCTCAGGTTCTGACGCCAACGCGGCGCGGTACGTGTCGGCGACAGACTTCCAGCAGGCGATCAAGAACGAGGGGTTTCTCATGGCACTGACCGACGCGCAGCAGACCGACATGTACAACGACATCCAGGTGATCAGGGGTTCGGTCACAGGGCACTTGCCAGCGATCGAAACTCACGCGGTGAATGCAGACGGGCAGACTCAGGGGTTGAGGGGGTTGGTGGGTACCGTCGCCACTTCGGTCAATGCGATCGGCGACCAGTGTGACGCTCTCAACGCGCAGAACGACGCTCTCAAGGCACAGAACGACGCGCTACAGGTGCAAGTCACTGCGCTGCAGGATCAGGTCACGCTGCTCCAGCAGGCCGTCGCCGCACTCACACCCGGTCCTGGCGGTGGTGGCGGTGGCCCGCTGAACGTGACGCTCACGGGCACGGCCACACCTGCATGATCCGCGGCAGCGACGTCACGGTCGTCATACCCACCATCGAGGGGCGTGAGGACCTCTACCGTCGTGCGGTCGAGTCCGTCGCCGCGCAGCAGGTTCATCCTGCGGCCGTGCAGGTGCAACTCGACGTCGCGCGCCGTGGTGCGGCGTGGGCGCGGAATGATGCACTCACGCACGTCACCACGCCGTGGGTGGCGTGGCTCGACGACGACGACGAGCTAAAGCCCAACCACATCAAGGTGCTCGTCCGCGCGGCGAACAAGTCGGGTGCGGACCTCGTGTTCTCATATGCCGAGTTCGTCGGTGGGCGTGACCCGCTCGCCTGCCTGGACGACAACCGCAAGCTCGTACCCGAGCCGATCGACGTTCCCTTCGGTCCGATCCAAGAGCACAGCCTGCGGACGCACGGCAACTTCATACCCGTCACGTACATGGTGAAGACCGAGTTCGTCCGGCGCGTGGGCGGGTTCCCCGAGCCCTACTCGTTCGAGGCCAAGAACTCGGGAGACTGCGAGGACTACGGCTTGCTCCTCCGACTGCTCGACGCCGGCGCGAAGTTCTACCACGCGTGCGGTGTGAGGACCTGGGTGTATCACTATCACGAGGGGAACCTCGGTGGCCGGGGTGTTAACCGCATGCACGAGCTGGGAAGTGAAAGCTGATGCTGTGGACGATCTTGATCACGTCAGATGAACGCATTGCACAAGGACGGCAGGCTTGGGCAACACGTGTTGTACGTTTAAGTCCTGATGAACTTGCAGCACAAATAGCTTCACAAGCAAACAAGTGTCGAGGAGCTAAGCGAACACCTGAAGCACGGCAGCGTATGTCTGATGCGCATAAGGGACAGGTGCCATGGAATAAGGGTAAGACTAATGCTTAGTGCACCGAGTGTCTGTGTGGTTATTCCTTCGATTCCACCTCGACGCTTTGACTTGTTGCCCGCTGCGCTTCGTAGCGTGTGGGCACAGACCTACCCAATCGCCCAGGTCTCAATCGCTGTTGACATACAGCGGGAAGGTGCGGCACGCACACGACAGCGTGCACTTGACGCAGCTAACACCGAACTGGTTGCATTTCTTGATGATGATGACGAGTACTACCCTCAACACATCGAGCATCTGGTTAAGTGCTTGCTTGAGAATGAGGCTTCATATTGTTTTAGTTATTGGGACACTACGCGCTCGGCCGACGTGCTGGGACACTTCGGTCGGACGTTCGACTCGAAGAACCCACATCACACGACGATGAACGTGCTGTGCAAGACCGAGCTTGCCCAGTCCGTCGGCTTCACACGACGACCCGAGGGAGACGTCGCCGGCGGCGAGGACTGGAGGTTTACGCTAGGCTGCGTAGAGGCCGGTGCGAAGATCGTTCACCTGCCCGAGCAGACGTGGTACTGGCGGCATCACGGGGGTAACACCTCGGGACGTGAAGATCGATGGTAGGTCGACGGCGGAGGGCACGTATGCGCCGAGAGAGTGACTCACGACACGGTGACATGCACGACGATCACGGCGAGGTGTGGACCTTCGAGACGTTGGATCTACACTTAGATCTCTCGGTCGAACGGGTGCGTGAACTTCTGGATCAGTACCGGACTTCACATGGTGCGCTACACCAGATGGCGGACAAGGTCTTAGACAACACCGCACGTGAGATGTCTAAGCGGCTCGATGATATGAACACCTGGCGTGATCAGCTGCGGGAGCAGTCCACGAACTTCGTGTCGCAGACCGAGTTTGACGGACACGTCAACGGCCAGGCCGCGGCTCTGTCGGCGCAGGTCATCCAGCTGCAGCAAGAGACGATCAAGATCACAACGCGGGCTGCCGCACTTACGGCCAGCGTCTCCAGCTTAAACAAGCGCTCAGGACGCGTCGAGCAGACGCTGCGCAAGCAACTCTCACGTGAGGTCTACGAGCAGCAGCACAATGCACTGCAGCTGCGCGTGGACATCTTAGAGAAGTGGCGGGCGACCGTAGCTGGACGCACGGTCGTCTTGGTTGCGATCGTTGGACTGCTTGGCGGCACGTTTGGCGTACTCGTTGGACACGTCTTCCGGTAGGAGATCACTTGAGCTGGCTTCTTCTGCTCGTGCTGTCACTCGCCACGTTCCGGCTTACACGCCTCGCGGTGCGCGATGACTTTCCACCGATCGCCTGGGTGCGTGACAAGATCAGGTTTTACAAGGCCGTCTACCTCGGCGACGACGAGGACGGTGAGGAGGTCTTTAAGTACCGGTGGTGGGGTGAGCTGATCACCTGTCACTGGTGCGCGTCGGCCTACGTCGCGCTCGCGCTCGTCGAGCTGTCGAACATCTTTGTCTCGATCCCACTGCCCGTCGTCACGTGGTTGGCGGTGTGGGCGAGTGGGGCAGTGCTAGCTGATCGACTGATGTAACTCCTGCTACGGTCGCGCCTAGAGGTGTCGCATGGCGTTCTGGAACCGTAAGCCCCGCACCGCGCTGATCGCGGATGCGACGATCTTACAGGGTCCCAACCCGCGACCTACGCCGGGCGACGAGACGCGCACCTCGGGTGGTCGAAAGATCTACCGGACACCCGACGAGTGGCAGCGTGAGGTCTGGGACTTCTACGACTCTCTCGGTGAGTTCCGCCAGGGCATCACGTGGAAGGGTAACATGCTGTCGCGCGTCCGCCTGCGCGCGGCCAAGATCATCCCCGACCAAGACGAACCTCAGATCGTCGACACGGGCCCGGCTCACGACATCATGCGCGACCTCGCAGGTGGCGTCGGCGGCCAGGCCGCACTCATGTCGAGTTTCGCCGTCTACCTCGACGTCCCGGGCGAGTGCTACCTGCTCGGCGAGACGCTGCCCAGCGGCAGGAACCGCTGGTACACGCGATCCATCGAGGAGGTCACGCCGCAGCTCGGCGGTGACGGATTCCGCGTGTCTGAAGGCCGTGGACGGTGGCGAGATCTTCCTGACAACTCGATGGTCGTGCGCGTGTGGCGACCGCACAAGCGCTGGCACAACGTCGCCGACTCGCCGGCGCGCGCGTGCCGTCCGAAGATGCGCGAGCTCGAGCTGATCAACCGTCACATCCAGTCGCAGTACATGAGCCGGCTGGCGTCGGCGGGCATCGTGATCTTCCCGGACGAGGTCACCTTCCCGGTGCGCGCCGAGTTCGCCGACGCTCCGGATCCGTTCGTCGCCGAGTGGATAGAGATCGCCGCCGAGGCGATCAAGACTCCCGGCACTGCGGCGGCCGTCGTGCCCATCCCGATCAAGGTCCCGGGTGAGTACGTCGACAAGGTGAAGCACGTCGACTTCACACTCAAGCTGGACGACAAGATCATCGAGAAGCGCGACTCGGCGCTGGCCAGCCTGGCCATCGAGCTCGACATGCCACCCGAGGCTCTGCTCGGAACGCGCAACGTGAATCACTGGAACGCCTGGCTGATCGACGAGCAGGGTGTGAAGGTTCACGTCGCGCCCGACGCGGAACTCGTGTGCTCGGCGCTGACCGAGGGGTACCTCGTTCCGCGCCTGGTCGCCGCCGGTGAAGATCCCGACGAGTGGGTCGCGTGGTACGACGCGTCCGAGCTGATCTTGCGTCCTGATCGTACCGAGGCGGCGCAGGCCGCATACGATCGCATCGAGATCAACGGTAAGGCGCTACGCCGCGAGAGTGGCTTCGACGAGTCGGACGCGCCGACCGACGAGGAGCGACGCGTCCAGATCTTGCTGCAGGCCTCGGTGCAGCCCGTGAACACGTTCGCCGCGATGAAGGAGCTCGGGTACGACGTCACAGAGACGACCGCGCCGACCGCGCCACGGCCACCCGCCGAGCCGCCCGCCGATCAACCTCCGCCCGCCAACGGACCACCCGACACGCAGGGTCCAGGTGACGCCAAGCCGCCGACGGCCGGCATCGACGACGTGCTCGTGAAGCAGCTCGTCGCGCAGGCCAAGCTGATGCACGCGGTACAGGTCACCTTCACCGGTGAGTGGATCTTGCTACACCCGACCGAGTGCGCCGAGCACCTGTTCTCTTGTCCCGTCACTCACGCTACCTGGAAGCCGACCGTGGACGCGCGTCCCGGTACCACCGGCGTCTACCGCTGCTGGCTGAACCAGCACGGGCAGCCGGTGCTGGGTGAGCGCGTGCCGGACGGGTACGCCCGCAGCATGCTCGCGTCCACCGCGGGCAACGGACACGTCCGCGAACTTATCCGGTAGGCGCACGTGCGCATCGACGGACCCACGCGCGAAGACATCGAGACCGCGAGCGACCAGTTCTGCAGGCTCATGAACGAGAAGATCAAGAGCACGCTGCAGGTCGTCGCGAAGTCGATCAAGTCAGAGAACGCGTCGGTGGATGACGTGAGTCGCATCATGACTTACTGGAAGGCGCACGTCACCAACGAGCTGCTACCTCACTTGAAGCAGACCTACCGTGACACCGCTCATCAGACACGTGTCGCGCAGCGCGATGCGCTGGTGTCGATCTTGGCGAAGAACACTCCCGCGGTCACTGCATCTGCTCGACTTGATCAACTGCTTGAGGGTAAGACTCTCGACGAGGCGCGGCAGCTAGGACGATCTTCCTGGGAAGACGTGAAGGTTCAACTTGCGTTCACCAGTGCACTGGTTGCCGCACCGTCAAGTGGTGAGTTCGAGATTCCGGCGATCCCCAACGTCGCCGGTGAGCAGATGCTCGAGGGCGCGAGCAACCGACTCGTGAACGTCGGCAACGAGGTCTGGGAGCACGCGCGAAGCGAGCTGCTGACCGGCGTGCAGGCCGGTGAAAGCGTTGGTCAGCTGCAGGCGCGCGTCGTCGGTGCCACCGACCTGGCTGCGCCGCGCGCCGAGGTGATCGCCCGCACCGAGACTGCGCTGGCGATGAACACGGGTAGCATCGATCAGATGCGCCAGATTGACGTGCCCATGACTAAAGAGTGGATCGCGGTCGGCGACGCGCGGACGCGGCAGACGCACGCCGACGCGGATGGGCAGAAGGTCGGGATCAACGATCCCTTTGATGTCGGTGGTTCACCCGAGGACACACCGGGTGAGGAACCTAACTGCCGCTGTACCATGGGCTTTGACGTTCCCGATGATCAACTTGCATCAAGCGTGTGTGACTGTGGGGCTGACGCAACGCCGCTACTTGCCTCACTGTTTGCGTCAGCCATGGAAGATCTCGGTCCAGTGTGCGCGTGTGATACGGCGATGCCCGACGCAGAACTTCACGCGCTGTCGCAACCCGGCATCGACAGTGCCCTGGTCGCCAACCCGGACGAGTACAAGTCCATCCTGCGGCAGGCACGTGAAAAGATCTTCAGTGCACCCACGCCGTCAGCGGAGGCCGTCGCCAAGGCACAGGTCGAGCTGGCTAATGCCAAGGCGGGCGTCGGACGCGCGGGCGGCGAGTCACGGGGTGGCTCTGCGGCATCACGACGTAAGCAGCGACTCAACCTCTTCAACGAGTTCGGCGGCGAGCAGAATGGCTATGCGGTGTGTCACGGTTGTGGCACCAAGATCCACTGGGACACGCCCGGAACGGCCAGCAACCCACACGGGTACGCGCGGTTCGAGCGTGGCAAGATCTTCGTGAAGTGCCAGGGTGGCGGGTATCAACTGGCCAACCTGCTACCCGAGTGCTTTGCTTGCAATCGCACTCGCGGCGACCGTGCACTGCGTGCCGAGAACGGATGCTGAGATGGCTCAGGTAACAGCACGGCGTCTGGGTTGGAATGAGAAGACCAACGTCACCGACCGCGACATCCTCGATCCGTACGACTACGCGACCGACGACCTCGAGGGTGAGCTGGTGATCGTGGAGGCGCACGGCGAGTACGTCGAGCCTCACACCGTGTACCTCGTCGGAGGCCAGGTCGCCGATCCGGCTTCGATCAAGAAGCTTTAAGCGAACGAATACGCAAGCACAGATGAACCTGCTACCGTTTCATCAGGAGGTGCCAGCATGACGCAAGTGCTCGAACCCCCGGCCGACGCCACCGTTGAAGATCTCGCCGACGGTCCTATGCCGATGCCGGACAGCGGGAACTGCCCTCCCGGGATGAAGCCCGATGCGGACAAGAAGAACTGCGTGCCCATGTCCGCCGAGGAGATCGAGGCTCTTGGCGGCAAGCCCAGCCCCGGCACAGCGCCCGACAAGCGTCTGAAGAAGAACAAGGGCAAGGGGTACGCGGATGACACGGTTGCGCTGGCCGCGGCGACCCCTGACACCCCGCCCGACTGGCGCGGCGTTCTCTGCGTGGAAGGTCAAGTCACCGGAGACGGGCGAGAGTTCGCCGTCGACTCCATCACGTGGCCTGACCCGCAGGAAGTCACGATGGCCCTCCAGTGGCAGAAGGAGTCTAGCCACGGAGGCATGCCCACTGACGTGACAGTCGCGGTGGGTCGCATTGACCGCGTCTGGCGTGAGAAGGTCACCGACACCACGAACAACATCATGGGTGAGGGTCGGTTCGACACGCACACGGACGCCGTCGAGGCGCAACGCCGCATGGGTGAGAACATGCTTAACGGCACGTCGATCAACGCCGACGACATCACCGACGCCGACATCGAGTACGTGTTCCCCGAGCCCGAGGAGGGCGAGGACGAAGACGAGGACATCTTCTTCCTACTCTTTGGGCCGCCGCCTGAGAAGATCGTGTTTCACGCCGGTCGACTGCGCGCCACGACGCTCTGTGACATTCCTGCGTTCGTCGAGGCAGTGCTGCACACTGTGGATCCCGAGGGAGTCACGGCCGGCGCCACCGTCGTGGATCTGGCTGCGGTCGCGACGCACAGCACCGACACGGCCGACGGTTCGTGGGACGCGGCCGCCAACGAGAAGCGCCTCCCGTCGCCGATGCCCGAGGGAACGGCCAAGAAGGCCTACGCGTGGATCGACGGCGCAGTGGTCGACAACGGTGAGGTTCCCAAGTCGGGTGGCAAGTTCATTCACCACGAGGTCAACGCCGACGGCTCTCCCGGCGCGGCGAACTTGACCGCCTGCTCGTCGGGCATCGGGATCTTACACGGCGGCCGTGGGGGTACGAGCATTCCCAAGGCCGATCAGCGCGGCGTGTACGATCACCTCGCCAAGCACCTCCGCGACGGAGGTCAGGAGCCGCCACCCTACGCCGGGCAGCTCGAGTCACTGGTCGCGCACGCGTGGCACGACGAGTGGCGACCACCCCGT